TAAATGCCCAACCGAATGGTACAACGACCATAGTCAGGATTATGTTCCAAAATAACATTGGGTCAATGCTTTCCATGCTAGTCGGCATCCTCTATCTTGTTGCCTTCAGCTACCCATTCTTGGATTGCTTGGTAGTGTCTGTTGTCAGGGTCTAGTGGTACAGACATTTTTTGTCCATCTATGGTAGCTTCAATGTGGTCTTTCTCAGTTGTTTCTAGCTTATTAACATATTGTGCAGAAGTAATATTCATTTTTATAACTCCGAATCCATTGTGAGTGTAGCATCACTTAAAAGTAAAATTCTTGTGCCTTGCCCAGTTGTGTGAGAAGCTGCAGCAGTAATTAAAAATTCATAAGACTCTTTGTTTATTTGAGTGGTTGTTGGTAAAGAATCACCACCAGTATTTGAAGAACCCGGTCTACCAATATTAAAATTTGAAGCTGTTCCACCAGCTGTAATTGTTGGAGCAGACCTCATTATAACTGGAAAGTTTACAATACCACCTCTAACTGCTGTTGTTGAGTGAAAGTAAGCCTCACATAATGCTGAACGATTATTACCATCTGCTACATAACAATAGCGATAGCAAAGCTGTCTCTCTTCTCCAAATGACCTATGCTCAAATGGTGTGGCTTGTTCGCCTACTTCCATTTGTAAGCCAGTGATGAAGAATGTTCTGTCTGTGCTATCAAAGAAAGATGTTTGACTATCAACTAATCTTTGATTCGTAGTAGCGTGCCATGTATTAGAAGAAAAAGTTCCACCACTAAAATCAGAACCACCATGTAACCAAATATTTAAACTTAATGATAGTGCATTATCATCATCTAAAGAACCAGTTGTATCGGCTATAAAAGTTTTAGTGACTCTTGTCCAATTAGTCGTTACTGCAAACGATTGTGAGTTAAATCTACTATTATCACCATCTTCTAACTCAACACCATAAGTAGCATTTGCATTACCTTTAACATAAAAAGACACAGTAACTTTTTCTGCATCAGATGTGCCTTTTTTTAATTGTTGCAAATCTTGACCTTCAAAGCCTGTTTGCAAAAGAAAAGCTTCATTAGATGCGATAGATGTATCTGCTGTGGTACATTCTAATTTTAAGGCATTTGCAAAGCCATCATGCACATCTGCCACTTGAGACATTGTTGCACGACCTGCTGTATTCAAAGCTACAATTTTAATTCTATCTACAGTTGGATAAACGCCATTATTAGCACCAACTCCAGTAGCACTTGTTGCTCTTTGACTTATATTCATAGCACCATTGACTACAATATTCCTTCGCCCACCAATCTGACTATTGGTTAAGACTTCACCCATCTTTGCTAATTCTGCTGCTTTGGTCATTCTGCGTTCTCCAATGCTGTAACTCTACTGATAAGATCAGCAATCTGTGTTGCTTGTGTTTTGTTTTCTGTTTCTAATGCTGTAATTTTAGTTGCTTGTGTTGCATTTTCTGTTTCAAGTGCAGTAATTTTTGTGTTTGCTTCTTGTAATGCTTTCAACAACATGAATGGCAACACAGTGGTTTTAATCATTTTCTTTTTATCTTTTTCCTCAATCTGTGGGTCAATATCATTCATGACCAATTTAGGAAAAACTTTTTCTACTTCTTGAGCAATTAAACCTAGCTCTTTATCTTCTCCATCTTCTTGTTCTTTCCAATTATATTTAACAACTCTTAGTTTAGCTAAATCTTCTAAATAACCATCTCTTGTTGTTTCAATATTTTTCTTTGCATTTTCATCTGAGGTAAATGTATGTGTTCCGTTACCTAAAAGATAAAAATTGTTTGAACCATTAAATCCTTGAAAGAAAGCAGAGTTTACACTAGCTGAACCACTACCATCCATAAAAGCTAAATAACAAGTTGTATTACCACTTGAGGATGAGTTATCAACCTTCAAAACAGCATTTCCACCACTAGCACCAGTTATACGACATATATGAACTCCTACATCAGTATTTCCAACACATAATTTTTTGCCTGATATTAACCTCATACCCTCTGCACCATCAACTTCAAATTTTATCATACTTGATGAAGCACCACTGTTAGGGTCAGCCCTTAATCTTAAATCTCCATTTAAGGTATCTATTATTCCATCTGTGCCATCACTGAACATAAAAAGGTCAGCACCTGCACCAAATTGTATATTATTATTATCAGCTATTTTAATATCATGATTGAATATTGCTGTTCCTGCATCAGACATATCAAGTGTAAGAGCAACTACAGTTGACAGATTATCACTACCTACAAATTTAATATCTGCATCACTAATTTGACTAGATAAAGTTAAATTATCTGAGTTGAGTTGTATATTTCCGTGTGACGTACCACCATTTTTAAAAAATATAAGTCCATCATCAGAATCAAGAATAATATCTCCTGCTACGTCTACAGTTAAATCACCACTTGTCTTTTGAATATTCCCTGCAAAGCTAACATTGCCATCAAACGTGCCACCATCTGCTTTACTTACAGTGTCTGCTACCGAGAACACATCAAATACCACAACCACCACGAGGTCATCTACAGATGCTCCCTGTGCTAGTACGATTGATGTACCACTTGTTGATGTATAGTCTGCATCACCTAACTTGATACCATTTTGGTACACATCTACAAAGTTACTGTCTTTGTAACTTAAAGATGTACCCTCTGCACCTGCACCACTGAATGTGGTCTGCGATGCTGTTGCAGTGTAGGTGTGAACCCTACGTACTCCGTTAGATGGACTGACTCCTATATATGCCATTGTTTATTCCTTTTTACTATTGACTATCTGTCAATCTTTGAAATACTATTGCAGTTGTATTAGTTACTGAACTGCCCTCTATTTTTGACCCACTTGCTAATGAGCCACCTACTAATTTAACTCTGTGTGTTGAAGCATTAGTAATATTAACAAGAGCCATTGCACAACCTGAAGCACTCATATCATCTGTACCACCTGAAGATGACTCAGTTATTTGGTCAAAGTCTGAGCCACTATTAGAACTATGAAACAAATCCAAAGTTATAAAGTTATCTTGTGCCGAACTTTGATTAAATGTTCTATAAAAATAATCAATTTTGTAAAGTCCAGTAATAGGAAATGTAAAATGTCCACTACTTACTGTAATTGCAGTTCCTGATGCTCCAGAACTCGCATCATCACACGCTTCCCAATTAGTCAAATCACCATTTGCTGTTAGATTTGCTGTAAGTCTAAACGCTTGTGCAAATGTTGTACTAGCCATAGTAACAACACCACCAGAGGTAATGCTTATTCCATTTATCCCTTCACCTTGTACTTTTGTTAATGCCATTATTTACTCTCCAATGCTGCCACTTTTGTTTTAAGTGTGCCTATCTCTGCTGATAATTCTTGTATCGCTTTTACTAAGAATGGTATAAGCTCACTCTCTGCTAATCTTTGTCTTTTATCTTCACCTGATTCCATCCAAAGACCACAACCATCTTTTATATCATACTTGTCTATTACTGTTTTTACTTCTTGTGCAATAAAACCATGATTATATTTACCATTCATAACTCTTTTGTCAGAATCTTCTACATAGGCTTTCATATCTGTAGGTAAATCTTTTTCTTGTTTCCATTGAAAAGTTACTGGTCTAAGTTCATTTATAAAAGCAAGACCTACAGTTTCATCTTTTATATCTTCTTTAAGTCTTTCATCCGAAGGTGCTGAAATGCTTGTACCACCCATAGCTATGTTTGAATCTGTGCCACCATCACCAAAAGTAAAGTTTTGATTTCCCACACAAGTTACGTCTTTACCCATAACAATTTGGTCTGAACCACCACTTCCACTTGGGTTAGCATTTTTTCCTAACGCTATAATATTACTTCCAGTTTGAGTTGTGTTTATTGTATTACGACCTATAGCAATACATTCTGTTGCTGAAGTTAAATTCATAGCAGCTTGATAGCCTATAGCAACATTATCATCACCAGTGCAGTCCTCTAATGCTTCTCTACCGACAGCTACGCAGTTATCAGCACCAGTTCCAAGTAACATTGTTTGCCAACCAATAGCGACATTGTTAGAACCATTATTGCTATAATGAGCTTGAAAACCAATAGCAACATTGTTGCCACCATCAGTTTGGTTATGCAATGCTTCTTTTCCAATCGCTACACTTCTAATTCCTGATGTAACTGACGTTCCTGCTAACGTACCAACAAATACATTTTCTGTCGCTGAAGTCATTGCTGTTCCTGCACTGTGTCCAACTATTGTATTGTTATCACCAGTCAATACTGCTCCACCACAAGCACTTTTACCAATCGCTACTGTATTACTTGGAGTTGTAGCACTTTCTCCTGCTGAAGCTCCAATAAATACATTTTCAATTCCAGTAGTAACTGCTTTTCCTGAATTATAACCAACTGCTGTGCTTTGTCCATTAGCTCCTGCATCTTGAGTTTTTAATGCCTGATGACCAATAGCAGTGTTTCTACTATGTGCATCTTCTGTACTAAGTGCTTCAAAACCTACTGCTACGTTACTATCGCCAGTTGTAATCGCAGTTCCTGCTTCATCTCCAATAAACACATTATAATTTCCACCACTAGCTATGGCATCTCCTGCGTTTTCACCTATTCTTGTGTTAGATGTTCCACTTGTAGATGTTATTATTTCACCACTAAACGTAGCATTACTTGTTACTGCAAGTGTTCCTGTTAACGTGCCATTTGTCGCAGTCAACGCATTATTACTCGGATGACTTACTGTACCCACTGTTCTAAACAAGTAATACACAAAGATGTTATTACCTGAGTTGCTTGATGGTGCAGCAGTAAATGTAAGTGTAGTTCCACTGCTCACTGCGTATGCTACAGATGGTTCTTGTATAACACCATCTACAGATACAAGTATGTCCTCATCAGACCCTACTGCATGGTCTAATGTAAATGCAGTTGTAGAACCATCACCTGAAAATACAGATGCTGCTTTAGGTGCTACGAATCTATTGGATGGGTCATTACCAATGTATGCCATCTTATGTTATCTCCATTATACTCAATGTTCCTGAAATTTTATCTGCTACAGAACAGTCTACTCTTAGAAGGTCTCCTGTCTCAAGTATGACCTTACCACCTGTTAATAGTTCTAGTGATGAACCTACAGGTATAGGTGCGTCTTTTACTAAGAACGATGTTCCGTTGGTTGCTGCTCTACCACCACCTGATGTAGTAGATACAAGCTCTACTTCTGTGGTTACTTGAGCAGTATGTATGTTTGAAAGTATTAGTCCAATCACCACTGTGGTTGTGCTACTTGGAACTGTATATATTGTATATGGAGAACCTGCACTGTTTGGCTCGGCAGCGAATGTGACTACTTTAAATGTATTTGCCATTTTTTTATTTCCTTATAATTATACTCGGTTTTGCCTGATTTGTCAAGTAAAATTAACCGAGGGCAATCGCTAATGCAGTTGGGTCATCCGTAGTAAAACCTGCACTAGATAAATATGTTTTAACATCTGTCAATGCTACTTGTTTCATTGTACCATTGTCATTTGTAACAACTCTATCTGCATCCACTAATGTTGTAGAAGAAGCAGATGTATCACCATCCATGATGTTTAGCTCTGTCGCTGTTGCGTCTACTGCAGCTAATTTTGTGAAGTCAGCTTGTACTAATCCTGATACACCATCTAGTAAATTTAATTCTGCTGCAGTTGATGTAATGGAGTTTCCTCCTATCTGTAGTGTAGTTGCATTCACTTCACCACTAGAGCCATATATAACTGCCTTACTATTTACTATTGTACCTGCAGATGAACCATCAACTAAGTTTAACTCTGCACCTGTTGATGTAACTGCTGTACTATTAATGCTAAGAGCATCTGTTTCTAATGTACCATCAACATCCACATCGCCTGATATATCTAATTCAGTAGCAGTTAACTTAGCAGTTTGTAAGTCTTCAAAACTAGAACCTAATTTTAATTCAAACTGAGGTCCTGTAGTATTATATGTAAATGTAGCATCATCACCTGAACCACCTTCTATTGTAATACCTGCACCATTAATAACTGCACTTGTGCTATTGCCACTATCTAATACAATGTTATGGTCGTTTAGATTTACAGTTGTTGAGTTTACTGTAGTGGTTGTACCTGATACTGTAAGGTCACCTGTAACAGTTAAGTTGTCAGCTACAGTCACCTCAGATGTGCTATGTCCTAGTGTTATAGCAGTTCCTGATACTCCTGTACCGATAGACACTGATTCACTACTATTTCCTGTGTCTACTATAAAATAAGCATCTGAGCCTTGTTTAATTGTAAATGCAGTTCCTGAGTTGTCCGATACTGCTACGTTAATATCTGTTGCATCTGCACTGATAGAGTCAAGTGCAATATCACCTACGTTTGTTATTGCATTGTCATTAAAAGATGTAGCACCTAAAGATACAGTTCCTGTTGCAGTTAAGTTACTAGAACCTATATCTATCGCACCAAACCCACTTGTTATTGAACCACTGTTTAATGCACCCACTGTTGTTACATTTGATAATGTATCTAATGCAGATTCAAAATAAGTCTCAAAGTCAGTTAGTGCAACTTGCTTCATTGTACCTGCATCGTTGACTACAACTCTATCTGCGTCTGCAAGTGTAGTTGATGATGCTGAAGTATCACCATCCATGATATTTAGTTCTGTAGCAGTAGAAGTTACACCATCAAGTATATTTAACTCTGATGCAGTGGATGTTACGTTAGTGCCACCAATGTCTAGTGTGGTTACAGATATTTCACCTGCTACTGTTACTATGCCATTTGCTACAGTTATAAGGTCTGTATCATCTGTGTGACCAATAGTGCTACCATTTATAACAACATCATCTATGTCTAATGAACCACCTGTTATCAAACCTGTAGTTGTTATAGTTGATGAACCTATGTCAATGTTACCAAAGCCTGATGAAATAGAACCACTGTTTAGTGTACCTACTGTTACAAGGTTTGGCATTGCAGTTATTTCATCATCAAAGTAAGCAGCTAAATCTGTTACTGCTACTTGAACCATAGTTCCGTTGTCATTTAGTACGACTCTATCTGCGTCTGCTACTGTGGTTGATGTAGCACTAGTATTACCATCTACAATGTTTAGTTCAGCTACTGTAGAAGTTATGCCATCAAGAACATTAAGTTCGTCTGTAGTAACTGTAGCACCATCTAATATCTCTAGCTCTGCTTCAGATATACCTGCAGAACCTATTGTTACTGTTCCTGCAAAAGTTACGTTAGCACCATCAAATGTCATAGCAGTTGTGCTACCTGACTTAATTATTAAGTTGCCACTAGTATTTGTAAGAGAAGCAAACTGTGTTCCACCATCTTTAAGTACAACATCTCCACCATCTGCATCTAATGTTATATCACCTGCAGTATCAACTACGACTGCACCATCTGCTACTAAATCTAGTTGTCCATCCGTGGTAGAACTGATGTGTATAGCTGTATCTCTGAACTGTAGCTTCTCTGTAGAAGCAATAAGTATGTCATCACTAAATTCAAAATAATCCTCGTCTTCCATCCATTTGAGAACACCATCAGATGTCTCACCATCAAATGTTATTGTTATATCTGTTCCTGCAGTTCCTGCACCAAAGGTAAGTGTGTTACCTAGTAGTTTGGTAATAGGACCACCTTCTGCACTTGTACCATCGTGAGTGTGTCCTGTACTTGATGCAAAGGCAGCTAATAACTGATTGAACTCATCATTGGTATGAGCAGCAGTTATCACATCTCCGTCAGTGTAAGATGATTGTCTAGTGTATGTAGCTCCCATTTATCTTCTTGCTCCTACTTGATATTCTAACTGAAAACCTTTTAGTGAGTATGGTGCAGTAGAACCACCATCGTTAACTCTAAGTGCAACTGCGAAACCTGAACCCTCTACAGATTGTCTAAACAAAGGTTGTGATGCACCACCATAAGTTCCTGATATAGATGACCCTACACCATATGTGCTTGTTCCATACAAAGCAGCCACTGTTTGTGAATCTAACGCATAGGCTGCAGGTCTTGCTGAATCTGCAGATTCGTAGTCATAACGTAAAAATAAGTCTGCATCTATACTTGATTCAGGTGCAAAGTTAATAATAACACGTTGCATATGTTTTCTTATACCTGCATCACCAAATGTTAAATCAGGACCTCTATACTTGCCTAATATTGATGTACCATCAAAGTCATTACCTGATTCTTGCCTATACACATAGCCACCACTATATGCACCATGTAAAACTATAACATTTCCTGCAGACACAAATGTGTCTGTTGATGCAGGTTTTATACCTCGTATCTCTGCAAACTCAAAAGTTTGTCCTTTTAACACACAGATGACACCTTTAGTTGCATTTTCTGCAGTATTTGCTTTTGTAAAAAATATTCTGTATTGTGTCTTATCAGGTATAACTATTGAGTCAAACTCTGATGCACTAGATAAATTTTCATCAAATAAACTTTGTACATTAGAACTTATAGTTCCTAATTCAACGTCACCAATTCTTGCAGTACCTGCAATAGTTCTTAAACCATCAGGACCTAAGAATATCAAGTCACCTGCAAATTCTTGTATTGTATCTCCGTTGATACATCCTATATCTCTCGTTACTGCAGTTATTGCAAAGTTACTTGTTGATGTTCCTGATAACTTAAATATTCTATTTTGACAAAATATAAACAAGTCTTCACGGAAAACTTTAAGTCCTGTTATTTCATCGTCAACTTTAATACTTCCTGCACCACTAGCAGTAGCAAAGCTATCCTCATCAAAAGGCACACTAAATACTAACTCTTGTTTAGCACTTGACATACCTGCATAGAACATATGTTCCTTAAATGCTACAACAAACTTAGCACCTGTTACTGCAGTGCTTACTTCTCCACCACCACCTGAAGATACATCTGTTGCACTAAATGATGTGTTAAAAACTGTTGGTGCATTATTACCATCTGTTACAATTAATTTATCATTACCATCAAAGTTAAATCTTTCAAAAGAATATTTACCTGCACTTGTTCTACCACTATCTACTGTAGTCCACGATGAACCACCTGCGTCTGCTGTGAATATGTTTGTGCCTCTAGCTGCTACAACTTTATCACCAAATGTAGCAACCATCAAAACTTTTTCTGTAGAGTCTGACGTTTGAGGAACTACTGCCGATACATACTTACTAAATCCATTTATTCTTCTGTAGCCACCTTCTATGTCAGGCTCAAAGTTTTGTAGTTCTAATGCTTCACCCGGTTTCATCATGAAGGTAGAACGATTAAGAACTAATCCACCTTCACAGTTAAATGCTACAGGTTGTACTTGTGAAGAGTCAGGCATTTAATTCACCCTAATACTTAAATCTGCTGTGCTTGTGTATCCTATTTTAGGTATAAATGTTGATCTTACATATTCAAATCTATTAACTAGTAATGTCTGCATATTTTTTATACCTTGCTCAAATCTTTGAAAATTTAACTGATATTGATTTGTTTCACCTCTGTACTGATAAACAAAAGCAGTTGCTCCATCTACTATTACAGCGGCAAATCTATCAGGTATTGTTGTCGTGTCACTATGAGCAGACATATCCGTTGGAAAAGAAAAGAAATCATATTTTAAACTAAAACCTTTTGTTGGAAAGGGATATAATAAAAAATTGTTGTCAGGTGTTCTTGCTACATATTGTGGAACACCACCTGATTCAAACTGTGCAACTTGTGTGTCATCACTATGAGCTGCCGCTGTGGTATCATTAGCACCTCTTGTAGCACCTGTAAATGTAGTAGAGGATGTGCCTGTATAAGTTATCTGTTCATTACCTATGAATATAGTTCCTGTAGAATCAAATCCTGTTGTGCTATTAACTGTAATAGTTGTTGCAGAATCTGTGAGAGAACCATCTAAATTAGTGGTTGTTATCTCATCTTCTTGTGTGATGTAACTATTTACGTAATCATTATAATTTATTACAAATAATCTACCACCACTTGAGCCTAAGTCTGAATCCTTAACTAATCTAAATGTATTATAGTCTACTGTCTTTGCAGTAGTAGGTATTGAATATCTAACTGTTCCTGCAACTAATGTTTCTGTTTTTGTTGAATGATTAAAAGGATACTGAAATTCTTTTTGATTAATATATCTAATAGATTCATTGACTGCATTTTGTGCTTGAACCTGTATTCCTCTAGCATTAGAAAAGTTACTTGAAGTTAATTGTACTTCATTTAGTCTTGCTAAAACTTTATTAGTATATGTTAAGTAACTCTCTGCCATGTATAATTCCTAAAAGTGTAGAGGAGCAAGTTGCCCTGCTCCCCTAGAAAAGTTTAAGCTAATTGGTCTCTATCGACCTCATCAGGCTTATCGTCTAAGCCATGACCTGCTAAATCAATAACAGTGGCATAGACTCTGAGTCTGCCTGTAGCTGGAGCAGCACCTGCAATCGTACAATCAATAGTATCTGTAGTAGTTATAAATTGAGTGTAAGTTGAAGCTGCATTTCCTACAATAGTGTTAGTTTGACCATTAGTTCCTGCTGCACAAAAACCTGTAGAGGTTATATCTGCACCATCAATAATGTCATCACCACCACCAAAGTCCATATCAAGAGTACAACTTGAAGTAAATGCTTTCATTACTTCTGCACCTGAATTTAGAACTAAAGTGTTCGCAGGGATTTCTAACACCTGAAAGACATCTCCGTCTGAGAAGCTACCACCTGCTGCTACTAACGCATCAATATCAAGGTAAGCCTCAATATTTCTCATTATATGCGTGTTCTTAGCTGATGGCATAGCCACGATAGAATCAGAAGATACACCAGTAGTATCTTTTGAGGTTAAATCAAAAGTTGCCATTTATATCTCCCGATTGCTTCAGGTCGAAGAATCTTTCTGCCATACATATGCATACCACGAACAATATCAGCAAAAGAGTCAGGGTCTCTGTATGTCTCTGTCTTGTTGATTTGCTCTGCAGTTGCTACTGCTGAACTGTGTCCTGCAACGATAACACCAAAGTTTGAGTTTTGGTTCGCAGAACCTGAAGTTCCCGGACCTGTACCCACTGCAGGTAAGTTATTGGACATATACACGTCAAAGCCATGTATCTTTCCAACAGATAAACCTGCTCTTAGTCCACCTGACTCACCGAAGTCACCATTTAGAAGACGTGAATCTTCATCTTTTAAGACTTCAATAAAAGTTGGGTGTAGAACAAGCCATCTACCATCAGTGTCTACAAACTGTGTATCTAACAATCTGCCCATTCTTGCAATCACCTGTAAAGGAGTTGCAGTAGCAGTTGCTTGTGCAGTTGCACCACCTAGTCTTGGAGCTAATGGAATTGAGTGGTCTCCTGCACTACTTGTAGTAATGTTACCGAAGTCACCCTTCTTTAGCTTCATGCTTGTCAACAATTCATCTGAACCTGCAGTTGACACTGCTTTAGTTCCGTTAACTGTTGAGTTAGCTGAACTTGCTACAGCATTGTTAGATGCTTGTGCAAATCCTGATAGGT